CTTGGCCGTTTCGCTACAGCAGAACTCGCTGCTGCCGCTTATGACGCAGCAGCCATCGCGGCGTTCGGCCCAAATTGCTTCCTGAACTTCCCGCCTCTCGATGTGGCGGCATAATCAACATAGGAGCCGATATGGCCGACATCACCATCACCGCCGGCAATGTGCTGGCTTCCTCCGACGCCACGATCGAGCACGGCCGTGCCGGGGCCACTATTACGGCTGGTCAGGTTGTGAGTTTGAACACAACCACCGGGAAATATGTTCTGGCCGACGCTGACGGTGCGGCTGGCATTGATCGTCCACGCGGTCTGGCTTTGAACAATGCAGCCGACGGCCAGCCTCTGGCAATCGTGAAGTCCGGCGACGTGACCCTTGGCGGGATGACTGCAGGCGTGACCTATTACCTCAGCCCGAGCCCCGGTGGCATCGCCCCAAGGGCCGACGTGCTCACAGGCGACATCGTCTCGGTGCTGGGTGTCGCCAAGAGCACCACGGTGCTGGCGCTTGATATCCAGTACAGCGGCGTGGCCTCGGCCTAATGGCGACTCGATTGAACTGGTACGTGCCACTGCTGTGCTGGTGCAAGCCGGGCAAGTGGCTGATCCAGTATTTGCTTGGTCGTCAACTTGGCGAATCTCGCCGACGTAGCGCCCACGTGGCAAGCATCATGGTGCAGTAGATGAGAGTCCGCTTCACCGCGGCATACGACTGGGACGTGCCCGAGTTCAAAGGGCGCGTCACGATACATCGGCCCGCCGGCTGGTCTGGCACAGTGAAGCGAGACCACGGCGAGGCTGCAATCGCAGCAGGAAAGGCGGTGCCGGATGGCACAGAAAACCGGCGCCGGCAATCTGCGCGAAGTACTAATCGCCCAACGTCGTGAAGACATCGAAGACGACTACGGCAACACGCAGGGCCAATGGGTAGAGCAGTGCCGGTTCAACGCCTCAGTGGAGCCGCGGCGCGGCGGCGAGGCGGTCATTGCCGGACGCCTGCAGGGTACGGTCACGTATATCGTCACTGCCCGCTACAGCGCCGCCGCTGCTGCCGTAGCGCCAGACTGGCGCTTGGTTGATGCTCGCTCCGGCGCTACATACGCGATCCGCACGTGGGTGCCCCGCCCGCGGCGCGACTATATCGACGCCGACGTCGAGATCGGAGTTGCCGATGGCTAGCTCGATCAAGGGACTTCGCGAACTCGAGCGCAAGCTCAAGGCAATCCCCAAGGCGACCCGGAATGAAGTGCGCTCGGTGCTGGTGAAGTCTGCCGCAGAGATGGTCGACTTGGCACAGGCGATTGTGCCTGTTGACCAGGGCGAGCTGAAGGGCACCATTCGCCAGCACCCTGGAAAGAACGAACTTGCCGTTGTGGTGCGGGCTGGCGGTGAGGCAACAACCGTCAATGGCTACGATATGGCCTTGGCGATTGAGCACGGAACCTCGGAAGTTCCGGAACAGCCGTTCTTCTGGAACTCCTACCGAGCCATCAAAAAGAAGGCCAAGGCCCGCGCCACACGTGCAATCCGCAAAGCAGCGCGCGCTGCGGCAGGTGTTTGATGTCCGACCCATCCCTTCCGCTTCAGGCCGCATTCGTCGCCGCCTGTAAGGCGCTCAATACTGCGGCCAGCACTCGCGTTTATGACATTGTTCCTCGCGGCCCGACTGGCGCAGTCACCGCCACTTTCCCGTTCATCGCCTTCGGCTCCCCGGACGCCACGCCGATCGACGAGGACTGTAAGGACCGAACCGACACAACGGTTGTGCTGGACTTCTGGTCGCGGGCAGTCGGCTTCCCCGAAGCAAAAACCGCAGCAGCCCTCATGCGCGACCGGTTTCACGAAGGCGCCCTGACCGTGACTGGGCACACCATCGACCGCATGTTCGTTGAACGCATCGACAATATCCGTGATCCCGACGGACTGACGAGTCGAGTTCGGCTGACGATAAACGTGCAGACCACGCCGACATAACGGCAAGCCCTTATCCCTGAACATTGGCCACCTTAACGGTGGCTTTCTTTTTATGGAGCCACCCAATGGCAACGACCACCAAGCTACTCATTCAGATCGAAGCCGTTGCGGACTCCGGAACATACGCAGTCAACTGCTCGATCAATACCACTCGCGAGTTCACATTAGAGGCGTCGACTTCCGACTTTGTCGAGCCCAACTGCAACGACGAACAGGCGCCAAACTGGCAGGGCCGCGTGATCGACGTCCTGTCCGCCGGCATCAACGGTGCTGGCACCACCGACCCGGTGTCGTTTGGCGTGCTGCGTGGCCTGATGCTTGCAGCGCAGCCATTCAACATGCGCGTAAAGCTCGATATTCCGCTGGCCTCCGGCGGCGGCTACTTCGCCGGCCCGTATGTCATGACTTCGCTTGGCCTCGCCAAGGAAGGAAAGGGCATCGTTTCGAGCACGATGGCTTTCCAATCCGCCGGCGAAATCACCTGGGTTGACGCTGCGGCCTGATAGGTTGCGAGAGGAGCGCAAATGAGCGATGCAATCGCCGAACTAATCTGGGGGGACGGGCCGCAAAGGTTCCGCCTCCCCATCGGACAACTCCGCGAGCTTCAGGACAAGTGCGATGCGGGTCCGGCCCGCATCCTGGCCAGACTTGGTGGCATCGATTGGAAAATCGATGATATCCGCGAGACGGTAAGGCTCGGTCTGATCGGTGGCGGCATGCTGCCGCCCGCTGCCTACACGCTGGTCAAGCGATACATTGATGATCGAGACGGCGGGCTGATGGAAAGTCGGCAGCACGCGCAAATCATCCTGATGAAAGCGCTGGTCGGCGACCCGAGCGACCCTGTGGGGGAGCAGGAGACGGCGGAGACACCGCCGACCCCGACGCCAAAATCAAGTTCAGCCACTTCTTCGCCTGGGGAGCCATCTTAGGCTTTTCGCCGAGACAGGTTGACGAGTCTACCCTGTGGCAGATGACGGCAGCAATCGACGGCTATAAGGCGGCGAACGCTACGGAGCCGGAGGCTAAGCCGCCGAGCGCGGACGAGTTCTTCGAGCAGGTCGCGCGGCTGGGCTAATCCACCAACGAGCGCTGCGTGGGCTTCCACCCTCGCGGCGCCTTGTGGCGCGTTTTGGCGCCGCAGTGAGGGCATTGGTAAGCCCGCAATTCGCTCATGATCTGGGCGATCACCCATACAGGAATCCAGAAGCCTACTGTCACCAGTGCAAGCAGCAGATGCAGCACGTGGTTAGGCGTCTGCTTCTCCGCAAGCACCATCCTGTCGTCGTCCGGACAGTACCGCCGAAGTTTGGCCGTTCCCATCTTCACCTGCCGCTTGTCGGTCCATCGAGAGGCTATCACGTGGCGGATCAAATTCAAACGCTGCTCGTCTCGCTTGAAGCTCGAATCGCGGGCTACGAGAGAGAAATGAAGCGCGCCGTCGGGATTGCGAACAGGAACGCAAACTCGATCGAGACCCGGTTCAGGACCATGAACCGCAATATTTCCAACACGATGAACGGCGTCAGCCGGACGATCGGCGCGGCATTTGCAGGCGTCGCTGCCCTTCAGGGTGCCCAGTCGCTGATCGATGCCTCGGTTCGCATCGAGAACAGTCTGAAGGTTGCCGGGCTTGCGGGTGAGGATCTCGCACAAGTCTATGACAGCTTGCGCGATTCAGCGCTTCGAAATGCGGCCCCATTTGAAAGTCTGGTCGATCTTTACGGGCGCGTAGCGCTCGTGCAGAAAGAGCTAGGCGTTTCAAGCGAGGACCTCACAGGTTTTGCTGACAACGTGGCCCTTGCGCTGCGCGTCTCCGGGCAGTCTGCATCCGAGGCAAGTGGTGCACTCCTACAGTTTAGCCAGGCTCTTGGCTCCGGCGTTGTGCGCGCCGAAGAGTTCAACTCCATTCTGGAGGGCGCACCAACCATCCTGCAGGCGGCGGCGGCCGGCATTGTTGAGGCGGAGGGCTCCGTAGCCAAACTCCGCGCCATCATGTTGGAGGGCAATCTATCTTCCAAAGCACTCTTTGATGGCTTCGCTGCCGGATCCGTCATCCTCGAGGAGAAGGTCGCTGGTTCGACGCTCACCGTCTCTCAGGGCTTTGAAAACCTCAATACCCAGTTGATTGATGTTGCTCGCCGATTCAACGAGTCGGCTGGCGTTAGCGCGCTACTGAACGACGAGCTTAAGTCACTTGGGCAGGGCGTCCAAGATTTGGCGATCTTCTTGGAAAATATCGTTGGGCCGGTGCAGACATTTGTCGGCAGCATCCAAACCGGCATCGACAAGGTCCAGGAACTTTCAAGCGCCATCGCCCAGATTACTGGTCTTGAGCGTATTGGCTTTGATGCCGCGATAACGACCAACAACCTTACAGGTGGAGTTGGGCTTTCCGCCAATAGCAGCGCCGCCGGACGAGTGCTGGACCAGACATTCGAACTCGTAGGTGCGACGCCGCAGGACGAGGCCCTCGCTGCCATTATGGCAGGAAAGGCCGAGCCAGAACCACTGAAAATTGTGGTCGAGGGCTCCAATCCGATCAGCATCAAAGATCCACAATACAAGCCTCCCGCCGGTTCAGGCGGCAAGGGCGGTTCCAAGCAAACCCCGGCCGAAAAGTTCGACGACGCACTCAAAAAGCAGGCAGAAGAAAACCGCCTGCTCGCCGAAAAGACTGCGCTCCAGGCGACGCTGAATCCGTTGGTCAACGACTACGACTCGGCGCTGACCAAGCTACAGGTCACGCAAGAATTGCAGTCGGCTGCCACGGCCGCCGGCATTGCTATGACTCCGGAACTCGCCGCAACGATCGAAGACCTCGCCACCGGCTACGCCACGGCGACAGTTGAAGCAGCAAAGCTGGCCGAGGCGCAGGAAAATGCGCGCGAGTCCATGCGAACCTGGTTCGATCTGGGCAAGTCCGCAACACGCGGATTTATCGACGATCTGGTCGAGGGCAAAGACGCGGCCGAAGCGCTCGGGAATGTCTTCAACAAGCTCGGCGACCAGCTTCTGGACATGGGCCTATCTGCTCTCTTCGGTGGCGGTGCAGGCGGCGGTTTCGGCCTGATTGGCAAGGCGTTTGGCTTTGCTGGCGGCGGATATACCGGCAACGGCGGCAAGTATGAGCCAGCCGGCGTCGTGCACCGTGGTGAGTACGTTTTCACCAAAGAGCAAACGGCGAAACTTGGCGCCGGCAACCTTGCCGCGCTCGCCAAGGGGTACGCCAACGGCGGTCTCGTCGGTGCTCCCGCTCCCATGTCACGCGCCGCGAACGACAACGTCAGCGTGCCGGTCAGCATCTCAATCGATGCTCGAGGTGCTGATGCCGGCGGCCTTGCCCGAGTGGAGCAGCGGCTGGCGGCTCTGCAAGCAGAACTCCCTGGCCAAGTAAAGAACATCGTCCGCACGAAGGGCACGAAATGGAGGTGAGCATGAACGAAAATGCATTTGCCGAGCTAACGAGGCGTGTGGAGGCACTTGAAGGTGATGCATCACGGCAGCTAAGGGCCGGCTTCACGGAAACGATCGACGTGCCCCTGATGGACCTCGCCAGCGATATTGCGTCCGCGGTTGCTGATCTGGCCAAAAATCGGCACCCCGGCACGAAATGGCGCTGACCGAACCACTCGATCTGCTCACCGACTTCCCTGGATGGTCGACTGACTTCGCGCTGAAGGCGCGGCAGGAGCAATCCCGCCACGCCTCCGGCCGGACTCGCGTGAAGGATTTCGGCACGCCACTCTGGACGGCAACTTGGCAGAGCCGGTCGCTGTCTCGGCGACAACTGGACGAGTGGCGCGCTCGACTTGAGTACGCCATGGTCTCGCAGATAACCTTCGTTGCCTGGTCGTTTAGCCGGTGCCGTCCAATGGCGCACCAGGGCAGCGGCACGCTTCCGACGGGTGAGTTGCACACCATTGGCGATGACGACAAGACGGTGCGTGTTGCCGATCTCGTTGGCATCCAGCTATCGGTCGGCGACATGCTCCGCATTGGCAGCGGCCTCTATCGCGTGTTGGAGCCGGCGACAGGAAGTCCAACGCCGCTTTTCACTGTCTCGCCACACCTCTGGCCCGGCACGGCGACCGGCCAGGACGTCATCATCGAGAAACCTTGGTGCCTGATGACAGTCGACCCCGGCAGCCTTTCGGCGCCGGCCGATCCCGGCACCGGTCGCGGTGCCATATCCTTCACGGCCACAGAGGCTCGCTAACCGCATGAAAACGTACACGGCGAACACCGTGGCCGCGCTCGCGGCCCGGCGGTTGATGAAGCGCGACTTCCTCTGGATTGTGGCTCGCGACCGCGAAACCGGCGATCCGGTGAGTGTCGGCTTTTGGTCTGACCTCGCCAACGTCTCCGCACTGGTCGTCGATCCTGAAACTGGATCACCGTTGCTGCGCGACTTTTACGGTTCCGGCTCGCTGATTTCGATCAGCGACATTCCGGCAATCGTTGGCGTGAGCGTCGAGAACGTCACTGTGACAATGTCGCAACTGCATGACCAGGTCGAGGAGGCGTTGCGCCTCTATGACTGCAAGCAGGCGCGCATCGAAATTCATACGGGTTTACTCGACCCTGAAACCCGGCAGTTGGTCGACCCAGCCGAACCCGTGTTTGTAGGGTTCATCGACCGGGTCGAGATCAAGACGCCGGCCGAGGGCGGCGAGGGCGCTGCCATCCTCACCTGTGCCAGCGGCACGCAGGAACTGCTGCGCAACAACCCGGCAACCCGAAGCCACGAAGACCAGCAGGTGCGCGCCCCTGGCGACACATTCTTCGTCGACGCTGCTGTGTGCCCCGACTGGGATCACTACTGGGGCGCCGTCGGCGAGAACAAGGTCCAGACAGTTCAGCAGCCCCAGCGGCAGGGCCTGTTCGGCTGGGGCAACTTTTTGGGATTCCTATGACCGTCAGACCAGCCACCAAAGAGGACCGCGGGGCGATCATTCGATTGCTCCGCGATGCCCATGCCGCAGCGGCCTTGCCGTTCCCATTCAGTGCGCCGCACGCGGCGGCGTTGATTGATCGGCACATCGCTGACCCGAACCTCTTGGCACTGGTGGCTGGCAAACCGGCGCAGGCCGTCTTGTTGGCGAGCAGCCAGGACCATCCCTTTGCCGCTGTTCGCTACGCCGCCGAAACCGTCTGGTGGGTGGCACCCGAAGCTCGCGGTCAGTTCGCGAGCCAGATGCTTGCTGCCTATGAGGACTGGGCCAGTGAAAAGGGTTGCGCCTTCGCTGGCATGGCCGCACTCGCCTCATTCCCGCGCGCCGAAATCATCTACCGCCGCGCCGGCTACCTCCCCGCCGAAACACACTTTTTGAAGCCGTTGGCGCCGTAACGGCAGCCTCGGCGACGAGGCTCCTTACATGGCAGTTTTTACAGCGATCGGCTCCGCGATTTTCGGAGCCGGGACGTTCCTTGCTGGCCTGACGGCGGCCGGTCTGCAGATTGCCGCTGGCGTGGTGATGAGCTCGCTGGGCCGCAGTGCATCCTCTGGCGAGCAGACTACGCAAAAATTTGGCGTGCAGGGTAAGCTACAGGGCGGCGAGGATGTTCCCCGCTCGATCAATCTTGGCTGGAACTGCACGGCCGGCTCGTTGGTGTGGCACGGGACGTTCGGTGCTGGCGGCACAATGTCGGCGCGCGTCATGGCAATCGGCGACTTGCCGATCCGTGAACTGCTTTACCCCATTGTCGATGGTGTCGATTGCACGCTGCTTAAGGGCGAAACGCACGCCAGCTACGGCTGGCCCGTAGCTGAGTACCGCAAGGGCGGTGTCGACCACCTTTGGATCAAATTCTACGACGGCACCCAGACTGTTGCTGACCCCTTCTTGGTCTCGACCTTCGCTGCCGATCCGAACCGCCCCTACCAGTCATCGCGCGTCGGCCGTGGCGTGCCTTACGTGGTCGTGTTCGCCCGCGCTCCCGAGCGCAATGACGAGGGCGACAAACCGCTCTTCCAGGGCATCCCGACCTTCAAGTTCGTCAGCAATGGCGTCCGTTGGTATAACCTCACGCTCGACAGCACGGCGGGCGGTGTAGGGCCGCATCGCTGGGACAATCCCGCGACTTGGGGTGGCGTCGGCGACTTCAACCCTATCGTTCACCTCTACAACGTCCTGCGCGGTGTCCGGTACGCCGGTCAGTGGCTCTATGGCATGCAGGGCACGTCCGCTGCCCGCCTGCCTGCCGCAAACTGGATTGCTGGCATTAATGCCGCCCAGACTGGTATCGCCGGCCCAGCGGGTACTGAGCCAACTTACCGCGCTGGTGGCGAAATCCAAGTCGGCGCGCAGGTTGCAATCACCGCAGAGGCACTGCTGACTGCGGCGAATGCACGCCTTGTCGAAAATGGCGGCATCTATACCGTTTATGTCGGCCCACCAGGCGCGCCTGTCATGGCGTTCGCGGACGGCGACATCCTGTCGACCGAAGAGCAGAGCTTCAGTCCGTTCCTGTCACTGGCCGACACGGTCAACGGCATGGATGCCAGCTACCCGAATCCGGGTGAAGGTTGGAACAGCAAGAAGGCGCCGCCGTTACTGCGGCCCGACCTTGAGGTGCTGGCCGGAAATCGCCGCCTGATGGCTTCGGTGTCGCTCGATCTCGTGCCATACGCGGCGCAAGTCCAGCGCCTGATGCTTTGGGCCTTGAACGAGGCCCTGCGCGCTCGCCGACACACTTTCGTGCTGGGGCCGGAGTTTCGCGTCATTGAGCCAGGCGACGTCGTTCGCTGGACCTCGGCGCGCAATGGCTATGTCGACAAGCTCTTTCGCGTCGATGGCGTCATCTACAAATGGAATCTCGACGTTATCGTCGATCTGACCGAAGTCGATCCTTCGGATTATGACTGGGATCAGGAAGTCGACTATCGCCCGGTAATTGATGGGCCGCTTGTGTTGGTGGGGCCGAAGCCCATGCCCATGCAGGGCTGGCAGGTGTTTCCTGCGGCGATTAAGGACGAGACTGGCGCAGGAAGGCGCCCCACCATAGAAGTGTGGGCTGCCAGTGGCGTGCCATCTGTCGAACGCATCCGAGTTCAGGTTCGTGTCGGCGATGAAACGGGCCCCCTTCAGTTCGACGCTGAGGTGCCATATGCCGATCCGTGGAAATGGATTCTGCAGGGGCAGTTCCCGCCCAACACACCACATGTTGTGCGCGGAATCTTCATTGGACCGCAGGCGTCTGAGTGGTCCGGATGGCTTGCCGTCACGACACCAAACATCAAGCTCGGCGCACTCGACATTGATATCGCCTTCGATGAAATCGCAGCGGAAATTTCCGAGGATCTAAAATTCATCAGCCTCTCGATCCGCGACGTCGAAGAAAACTTTGAGCGCCTTGGCTCGCTCCTCTCCGAACAGGATTTGGCGAACTACAACGACAAACTCGCAATGAGACGAGAGCTTGCCGTCACGGCCGACGGGCTAACAGCCAGCTTCAATGAAATCATTGAGGTCGCGATCGGCCCCGGCGGCGCCATCACTCAGAAGCTGGAAGCCCTGTACGCTGCCATGGGCGGCAGCACTGCCCAGGTGCTGGTCCGCTATGCCGCGGAATCCTCACCTGTTGGCGTTGAAGCGACATGGGGGCTGCAGGTCTCTACCGACGACGGCGAAACGTTCGGCCAGGCTGCATTCCTTGTGCAGGTCCAAGATGGCAACAGCCAGATCGTGCTGGCCGCTGATCGCACCATCGTCAGCAACTCGGACGGTACCGAGGTTTACGCCTTGTTTGATGAGGATGGGCTCATGGTTCGCGATATCACTGCGGCGCTTATCAAGAGCATCAGCGGCGCAAGCTTCTGGAACCTCGACAGCGCTGCCTTCAGGCTTTCGACAAGCTGATGGCTACTGTTTTCATGACGGACCCTGTCACTGGTCGGTGCGCGCTCTACGATGAGCCCACGACCAGCGGCGCGGCGGATAACCCGAACTCGGCCCGGAATGCGCCGCTCAACAACCCGGCCGCGAACCTCGCCTATCTCTACTTCCACTCCGACTTCAATTATCTCGAAGTCGCATTTGGACCGACGGCAGTCGTTGTCAGCCATGGTGCTGTGGCGGCCAGTTCGCCGCCGGCAGGTGCGACTGTCAACTTCGGTTGGACCGGCACTGTCACGGATCGGCTGCTGTTCACGCATAGCCTTGGCTATGTGCCGAAGGTCTTGGCGATCGTCGGAAACAATACCGTTTGGCCGGGAATGCCCGTCCAGACCGGTGGCGGGGCAACGCGCTTTGTCAGCATCTATGCCACGACAACACAGGTCCGAATGGTCGAGTTCGTCTCGACCGGATCGGGCACGCTACCCGCGGTTGATCTGACCTATACCCTGCTGGTGCTGGCCGATCCGCCGGCTGCAACCGGTAATATCCTCTTCGACTTCGATCCGGTCACCGGCATCGTTGAGATGGGGCGCCGGAAGTTCAAATCAGATCGCCGCTATTTGCAGGTTGTGCCTGGTGGCTCGCCATTCGGCATCTCATACGGGGGCAAGACCATCGACCTTCACAACGGCGCCATGAGAGCGTTCCGTCCCGACGGTACCTATTACGAGCCGGTCCCGGCCGGGCTTCAACTTGGGCTGGCTCAATACGACCTCTACGGCACCTACTATGGCATCAGCTATGGCGCCAGCATGGGCTATGGCGGCGGCTATGCTGGGCCCGGAAACATTCAGGTGCAGGCGCCATGAGCGGTGGGTTTGAACTCTTCGATGGCGACACGAAGATGCGGATCACCAATGGCGCCCGCACCGTGTTTACTACCGACGGCACGCTGATCAATCTGCTGCCGCCGGCCTATGACCTGAACACGACCTTGACGGTAGCCTTCCCGGATATCGTCAAGGATTTCCAGTACAACTGGCGTCATGGCTTCGACTACACGGCTCCACCCGGCGGGACGAAGATGGTCGCCTTCGACAGCTTTTGTGTCTGCAACCTGACGGCCCGTCCGCAGGAATATGAAACCGAGAGTACCATTGTTGCGGCGCCAGCCGGTGCAGATATCTTCGTTGGCAAGGTTACGCTCACTCGGACAGCCGCGCCTTCACACACCTGGAACAGCGTTGCTATCCAGCCAAAGCAGCCGACTGGCGTTGCCATCCCTTTCATCAGCGGATCCCTACTGATGGAGGCCGAAGTCGGGCTGGCGCGCGCCTTCTCGATCTTTGTCAGCGGCGGAAACCTACGCCTCAACATCGAGCAGTCCGTATGCACTGCTCCGGGCGGCTGGGGGCTTTATGGAACGGCATTCCACTGGCTTAGCAATCCCAATGATGGCGGCGGCGGAGAGCATGTTTACGGCTCCGCGCCAGGCCTTCCCATTCTCCAAGTCTCGACGGTGAATGTCCCTGCCGTCGCGATGGAGGCGGACATATTCTCGTGGAACTGGGATCAGCGCACTCGCTACGGCGTTGGCGCCAACCAGTGCCCGCTGCCGAACTATGCATCCTACAACTACTCCTCGACCTACTCGGTCGCATTGACCGGCTCCTTCGGGCGCCGCAGCTAATCCAGAGGCATTGATGACTGAACCCTATGGCGTAGGCACCGCAACGGTGGCCAGCGGCGGCACCGTCGTGACTGGCACCAGTACATTCTGGGTGGGCAAGGTCCGGAAGAACGATCTCTTCACCGTCCCAGCCCAAGGGCTGTTTGCGCGCGTCACTGCCGATCCGACGGAGAATGATGAACTCGCCATCAATGGGTGGCCGGGCACTGATCTGGTCGATGCCGAGTATGAAATCATCTCGACCTACATCGCGGTCGATACGGCAAGCCGGACGCGCGAGCTGCTGCTTGGCCTAAGCCTCATCGACCCGAACTGGGATGTCCACGTCGACACCCTGCCAGACCGTGCACCCTTCGATGACAAGCCTGGGCCGACGCCCACGGCCCGCGGCTTCGCAGTCCTAGTTTCGGACGTTGGCGACGGCAGTTCCGCCATTTATTCCAAGCAGAGCAATGCGACTGCGGATTGGTCCGACCCGGCGCCGTATTCCGGTCCAACCGGCGCCAAGGGATGGTCGCCGCAACTCGTCGCGGAAGCGGACGGTGAGCGCCGCGTCCTGAAGCTGGCCGGATATGTTGGCGGTGAGGGGACAGAGCCTACCGACAATGTTGGTGAATACCTGAAGGCAGACGGCACCTGGACTGCTACGATTGGCGATGCCGTTGATTTCCGCGGCGAGGGTTTCGTCTTCGTCCCTGGCGAATATGACAACGGGTTCTCCTATCCGAAGAACAGCGTAGCACGGCAGGCCGGCTCCTCCTGGATCGCCCTTCAGCCAACCACTGGCAATGCTCCTCCAACCCTTCCAACAACAAGCAATGCCTATTGGGAGTTGATGGCGCAGAAGGGACAGGATGGCACGGGTACTATTGTCAGTCTGGTTGAAGGCGACGGAATTTCCATTGACGTCACCGACCCTCAAAACCCGGTCATCTCGTTTGATGGCGAGGTCATTCCAGCTGGCGGTGGTGCAGGACAGGCACTAGGCAAGCTTAGCGCGGATGACTTTGACGTCGGCTGGATCGACGCTGAAACGGACCTTTCGGATCTTCCGCCCTCAATTGCTTTCAATCTTGGCAATATTCTTGGCGTGGTTTCGGAAGATGGGGGTTTCCCCACCGGGAAGCTAGTCGAGGCTGGGGAGAATGCGGAAGGTTCTTACCGCCGTTTCGCTGACGGCTGGCAAATCTGCTGGAAGCGTAAGCCAATCAATGTGGCCGTAAGTACTGCCTATGGCGCACTATTCGTGTCAGCAGCGCAAACAGCAAATTTCCCCAAAACTTTTGCCTCCGCTCCAGCGCCTTTCGGAAGTATAGACAACTCGGCAGTTGGATTGAAATGGCTGGCTTTTGCTTCTGCGGCAACCAAAACTGCATGGCCCAGCCATTTTGTGGTGGATGCGGTTACGCGAGCTGCCAGCAATATGAATTTGATCCTGATCGCGGTCGGAAAGTGGTTCGATTACAATATATTGACCCGCGGCGTTGAACTCCTGTCATCCACCCAACAAACCGCGGACCTTCAGGCAGAACCTGCCGCAGAGAGCAATGTCTTCATCCGGCTCAATTGCATTCCGTATGAGACCACATACAGCGTGACTTATAATGCCGCCGCGCCTTCCGGTCGCATTGTAGCCCTTGATGCCGGGCCGCAGGGACTTTTTACTGGGATCAGTGCTCGCGGTGTCACCGTTTCTCACGGTCAGACCGTGACGTTCAAGCGGAATTCCAAAAATAGCTTCACTGTGCTCACTCCTGGGAGCCCAACCGCCCGTACTGGCGAGGCTAGCTTCGCGACGAGCCCGCAGCGGGTTATCATTGTTGGCCAGTCCCTTGGGCAGCAGTGGGAATACATGCCGGCCGGCCCAGCTTTTGTGCAGGCAAACGACGCGGATTCCACGCAGTTCTACCACCACTGCACCGGCGGCAGCGCCGCAATGCACGAGTACACCCAAATCGCATGGCCGAATTACTGGTGGTATGATCCAGATACCGACACGGATGGACCACTATTAACGGCTGCCTGCGCGGCAATTGACGCGCTCAGTGGCACTCAAAAGCCAACGCATATTTTGTGGGTGCAAGGAGAGCAGGACAGTGGCACGTATAGTGGAACGACCGAGCTAGAAGACGCCGTGTTCGTCGCGAAGTACAAAGAATCCGTAGCGGCGATAATTGCGAAACTGCAGCAGCACTGCAATCCTTCCTCTCCGTTAAGCGTGCCAGCCTATATCCAGATTTTGGGGCGGCGGCTGTCAGGCGAGACGCGGGGAATGCCGCTTGTGCGTCAGGCCCAATACGAACTCATCGACACTCCAGGACTGAACATTAACCTGGGTGCGGTTCCGCCGCCCGACTTGCCGCATGCTGACGATGTGCATCCAGACGCCGAGGGATATGCCATCCTTGGTCGGCTCACTGGCTTGGCCTTTAATGCTTAGCGGTGAGCCTGCCAGCTGATGGCTTCATTGAGTTCATCAGACGTCATGTCCCGATACTCATAGGCGCCGGTTTCCGTCACACGGCGCATTGTCGTCGGATTGCCAAGGTGGTGGTGCCAGCCCTTAGGGTTGGTCAAGCGCCGAAAAACGGCGATCACGGTTCGAAGCATTGCGCGCATCCAAGGTTAAGTGCCGGCAAACTACTCGCTCCAGTTAGCACGTTCAACGGGTGGAATGGCATTTAGAAAACCGCCCATCGTTCCTCTATTGGGATACGCGGCGGCTCTGATCACCATTCCTAAGACCTGAAGTTTCCAGCCCCGCCATCGAGCTGGGCCCACTCTCCAAAGGAAATCATCATGACTGAACCACGCTGGCTCACGCGAGCCCGCGGCTATATTGGCCTGCGCGAAATTCCGGGCGCCAAGCACAACGCCACGATCCTGAAATGGTGGGAAGCACTGAAGGCGCCGTTCCGTGACGACGAAACATCCTGGTGCGGCGGCTTTGTTGGCGGCGTGTTTTCCGAGTCCGGCATTACTCCGGTGGCCAGCCCGTGGGGTGCACGCAAGTGGCTGAACTTCGGCGTGCCACTGCCTCGTCCCGCACTGGGCGCCGTCGTTGTCTTCTGGCGCGGCAGCAAGTCTGGCTGGTCTGGTCATGTCGGCTTCGTTGCCGGTCAAGACGCCAGCGGCAACTTGATGGTGCTTGGCGGCAACCAGGGCGATGCGGTGAATATCAAGCCGTTTGGTCGCGACCGCGTACTTGGCTATCGCTGGCCGGCGAACACGCCACTTCCCGCGAATAACAACCTGCCATTGCTGAAGAGCGACGGCAGGCTGGGTACCAACGAGGCGTAAATGAAAAACCCGCACGGCCAGTTTGAATGGCTGCGCCGTCGCCGGCTGATCTATGCGACGCTGGCGTATTGTTTTGCGTCGCAGACGGCGGTGCTGATCGCGTCGCTGTTCGGTTTTGAGGGCACGCTACTCAACACCATCACGGTGTCCAACTACGGGTTGGCCGGCTCGATGCTGGGCTCCTACATCTTTGGCGCGGCGTGGGACGACAAGAACGCCCGCGAGGCCGAAGTGGCTATGGTTGCGCTGGACCCGGTCAAAGAGCCGCCCAACGCCAAGGGCGAACCCCCAGAGGACTTTGCAGGATGATCACCCTACTAGCCCGCCTTCTCGGCGGCAGCACAATTGCGGCCTGGCTCGTGGTCGCCGCACTTGGCGCAGGCGCGCTGGGCGGCGCCTATTTCTACGTGCGCGGCCAAGGATACGAGCAAGCCACGCTGGAATGGTCGGTGCGCTACAACGAGCGCGAACTTGCGCTCGAGCGCCAGCGTCTCGCCGAGCTCGATCGCCAGGCCGCCGCTAATGACGCCGCCAAGGCAGCAGAGGCGGCAAGGATTGCTCAACTTCGCAACGAACTTTCCGCGCTGGAGCGCGAACTACAGGAGCAGTCCAATGAGGCTGATATTGATCCCAATGCTGATCGTGTCGGCCTTAGTGCTGGCGGGGTGCAGCGCATCCAGCGGATTGGTGGCGCCCGGTGATCGGCCGCATCTGGCCGCGCCGGATAGCTACCTGACCGAGCCGTGCGCGCCTCCGGCGAACTTACCGGTCGGCGAGATGACGCAGCGGGCCATCGAGCGTTTCTGGAGCCGAGACCGCATGTCGCTTGTTGAATGCGGCGCCCGTCAGCAGGCGTTGATCGACTATTATGCCGAGCGCGATGCGCTGTTGGGCGGGAAGTAAGCATGGACATTTCGCAGATTCTCCAGTTGGCCGGGTTCGTCTTCGGCCTGCTCGGCGTTGCCGGCACGATCTACTGGCGTGTGCAGGTCATGATCAAAGAAGTGCGGGACGAAGCCAACCTGCGCGCCGAGGCCTCGCTGCTCGTGGCCCGCGAGAGCCAGCGCGACTTGGCTGCGCACAAGGTGCATGTCGCGGAGACCTACACCACAAAAGTTGGACTTCAGTCTGTCACAGACCAGATCATGGACGCCATCGGTGGCATCGGCGCGCAGATCACCAGCATGAATGGCCGCATCGATCGCATGTTGGAGCGCCCCGCCGCCCCGCGAGCCCGCTCCGGGTGACGGAGTCGCGCCGGGTCAAGCCCATAAATCGCAATTCGCCGGTCACTAATTTATTCCTTTCCGAATAATATGGCGCATAATATTCGCAGTTATCCATTTGGGAGACCGCGAATGGCCTACAGTGAAACGAGATTTGTACCGGCGCGTGGCGCCGACGTGCGTGCCGTTCTTGCCGGTGCTGTGGCTTCCGCGGTGCTGTTAATTCCGGCCTACCTTTTGGTCAACAGCGCTGACACAGAATACGAGCCCCTCACCAGCGCCTACGTCAAGGTCGAGACCGTGACGGGCCATGGCAGCGCCACCCATATTGGCGATGGGCTCTACGTCACGGCGGCGCACGTCGTCAAGGACGTCGCGACCGTCAAGATCAATGGCGTCGAGAGCGCCGTGCTGTGGGCCAATTCCACCTACGACATTGCGCTCATCTCCGGGCCGTCGCAGGCCAATGTCGTGCCGCTTGCCTGCTACGACGCCGCTGTCGGAGAAGTCGGTGATGCGCACGGCAATCCGCTGCAGTTCACTGACATTTCCACCACGCTCACCGTGGCTGGCGAAGCTGGCACTCTGAGCAACTGGAAGCTTGCCATGCCGATGGACGGCACGATGGCTGCCGGCATGTCGGGTGGTGGCTGGGTCATCAATGGCTTTCTGGCTGGCGTGAATGTTGGCGTGGCCATGGCCCCAACTCCTGTTGGTCTCCCATCCTTTTTCGGCATTTCGGTTGTCGTGCCGTCCAGTGTTGTTTGCGATCTGATGGGTCGCGTCTAGCCCCACACCCTTGATTGGGTGCGGGGCTATTTTTGTTTCGAAACGAGGAGAGATTTGATGGGAAGAACGATCCGCATCGACGAATGCGATGACAGGTGGTGGCGCTTTGGTGCTTACGAGACGAGGTCAATCCTAGGGATCAAGTACGAGCATCGACTCTTCGTTGGAGACGATCTGGAGGAAATGCAGTCTCGCGCCCAAGAAGTGCTTAAGCTGCCAATTTACGTCAGGGCCGCAGCATGACCCAGCCATCATCCGCATACGAACGCGCCGTTGCCCGCTCCGAAGGTCGCGAACTGCCCACCACACCCGCCGTAGCACCCACAAGCACCGCCGTGCTCGGCGGGTCAAACGGCGGGCCGCCGCTCGACCCAATCATCGATCCGACCGAGGCTTTCACCAAGATCGAAGACCTCTACGAAGAGGCCAAGAACTTCGCCGACGGCGAGCCAATCACCACGCCTGAAATGGCGGCCGCAATCACAGCGCTGTTCGACGGCCTGCACGAAGCCGGCAAGGAAGCTGAGGCACTGCGCGTTGCGGAGAAGGCGCCGCTGGACAAGCAGGTCGACGCTATCCAGGCGCGCTACAACCCGTATGTGCAAGCCAAGAAGGGCAAGGTGGCCATGGGCAAGGATGCGCTCGGCGTCCTGCTAACCGCCTGGCGCGTCGAGCAACAGCGCATTGCCGCCGCGGCAGCACAGAAAGCACGGGAAGAAGCCGACGCGCTCCGCGTCGAGGCTGAAGCTGCCATCCGCGCATCGTCGGGCAATCTCGCCGAGCGCGAGGCGGCCGAGGAAATCCTCGACACCGCCAAGCAGGCTGAGAGGTTCGCGCGCCGCACCACCAAGGCGGCGACCACCGGCACCGGGCTACGCACTTCATGGGTGGCCGGCCTGGTGGACGAAGAGGCTGCGCTTGAATGGGCATACGAGCGCGACCCGTCGAAGTTCACTGCGCTGGTGCAGTCCATGGCTGACGAAGCCGTGCGTGGTGGCCTGCGGGCTATTCCGGGATTCCGGGTCACAGAGGAGAAGAAGGCGGCATGAAACTCACCGTTGTTGATATCCAAAAGCGCGTCGACGCCTTCCCCGCAAAGATGAATGCCAAGGGCATTGCCAAGCCCAGCGTGAACTTCCGGGTGAATGCCAACGAGTCGCTTAGCGTCGACGCGCACTGGTATGCCGGCGCCCACTATACCGACTTCAAATCCAGCCACTTCAAGGGCGACACCCCAGAAGATGCGATCTCGGCTTTCGAAGCCTGGATCGAATCCCTGCCGTCAATCGAAGAGGCGCGCCGTGCCGAGTTCATGTCCGCTCTCGCGTCCGTGATCGAGTTGGGCAAGGGCAGCGGCATCGAAGTCGACTTCGTCAACCCACTTGTCGAGACGATGAAGCGGCTGTCCGAAAATGCCATCACAGACCAGCGGAAAGCAGCATGACCACACCACCCCTCACCGACGACCTCGCGATCGAGGCTGCGCTGGCTTACCGCGCCCACAACGACAACAAGACTGCGGCCGCCGCCTCGTTGGGCCTGCCGCGCAACACGTTCTGCAGCCGCCTAGCCAGGGCCGCCGAGCGCGGCCTGCTGGGCACGCAGGAGACGCTGCCGGGGTATGCGATCAGCCAGATCACCGAAACCCCAAACGGTACGTTCGTGCGCCAACGCAAAGAGCACGGCGAGGAATGGAAGCCGACCGATGGCTTGGCGATCAGGGGCAAGACCAGTCTGATCGACGCCGAAGGCCGACTGATCACGCAGCACATCATGGAGCGCACGGAGCGCACCGGCGCAGACCCGCTGGCCGTGATGGAAGCGCTTAAGCGCGCAATGGAAGGCTATGCCGCCGCAACTCCCGTAGCGCCGCCAGCAAGCCCCGCTGCCGATCTGTTAGCCTTCACACCTTTGGCCGATTGGCATGTGGGTTTGAGGGCGTGGTCCGGCGATACCGGCATGAACTGGGATTTGTCGATCGCCGAGGAAGTCATAGGCAACGGCATTGAGGAAGTGGTGCGCCGCTCTCCGCCGTCTGCCCACGCCATCGTGCTTGGTGGTGGCGACCTGCTGCATTCGGATTCAAATGAGAACAAGACGGCGCGCTCCGGTAATGTTCTCGACGTCGACGGGCGCTATGACAAGTGTCTTGAGGTCGCCGGCCGGCTGGTGGTCAAAACCGTCGACGCACACCTGCGCCGGCACGGGCATGTGACTGTCCGCATTCTCAAGGGAAACCACGACGAGCACTCGAGCGTGGCAATCGGCTACTTCCTCAAGGGCTGGTATCGCAACGAGCCGCGCGTAACCGTCGACACCGACGCCAGCCTGTTTTTCTGGCATCGGTTCGGCAAGGTCATGATCGGGGCGACCCACGGCCACGCCGCGAAGATCGAGGCCATGCCGTCCATCATGGCGCACCGTCGCGCTGCGGACTGGGGCGAGACGGCCTACCGGTACATTCACGGATTCCACCTGCATCACCGCGCCAAGTTTGCGACTGAGGGTCATGGCTGCATTTCGGAAGTCCACCAGACGCCGACGCCGCAAGATGCTTGGCATTTTGGTTCCGGCTATCTGTCGGGCCGCTCGTTGCAGTCGATCTCATACCATCGCGCCTATGGCGAGGTGAGCCGCGTCACGGCCGCAATGCTCGACGGCGGAATGCCTGTGGCAGCGAACGACAATGGCGAGCGGAGGGCTGCGGCATGAAGATTCGGGATGCATTGGCTCTGCTGTGCGTCATTGGAGCGGTCACCCTTGGTGCCAACGGGCAGGACGGTTGGGGCTGGTTCCTCTTTGCCGCTTTGGTGCTGGTGTGACAGACCGCGACCACAACCCAGGCGAACAAGAAGCGGCGCGCCTGACTGCCATCCGAGCGATCAGCGCGCCGCGCGCAATCGACGCGCTGCGAGCAGCCAAGAGCGCGTTGAATCTGTCATACCTGCGGCACTCCGATCGCTTCATGGATGACATTTCCATCATGATCGACGCCATCGAAGCGCAGCGCCATGAATGAGCCAACGCCCGAAATGCTGGCCAAGCTGATCACGGACAACCTGGGGCTCATTCACCTGTTCGCCCGTCGCATGAATTTCACTCATGCGAACGACATTGCGCAGCAAGCATGCGTTGGGATTATGCGGTCGAAGACCTACGACCCGTCGCTGTCCGTTGGGCAATTCCTGCATTGGCAGGTGCGCGGCGCTTTCGCGTACCTCAAGAAGCGGGAGAACTCGGCGATCAGGTCGAAGGTTCGCGCGCCGTCGCTGGTGGTCGAGCCGAACCAGGAAGAGGCAGCCGAGGTCGGGCTGGTGCGGGACAAGGCGCGATCCTTGCCGCCGAAGCAACGGCAAGTTCTGGAACTTCTGCTTGACGACCACACCTACGCCGAAGCCGGCGCCGCAATGGGAATGTCGCCACAGGGCGCGAGACAACTATCCATCCGTGCACGTGACGGGCTGATAACTGGCCGCATTCGTGGCTGGGGCCATGGTCCGCGTGCCTTTGAATATTCGAGGAGGAATAAATGAACATCTGGTCCATCAAATCAAAAGCCCTGCGTGCAATCGTGGCGTGGCTGTTCGCAGGCTTCGTCGCAGTCGTGGTGCTTCTGGCGCTGCCAGTTGCGTTGGTGTGGCTCGCCGCTGCGGGGGTGTGGGGTGGAGTCGAGGCGCTGTGTCGAGACAAGGAGGCCTCCTCAATCCGCAGGATGTGGTGGCGCGCGGCAACCGGCAAGGAGGCGGTGTGATGACCTACGAAGCACAGGGCACGGCGTTCGACCCAGGCGCCGCTGGCTATGAATTGCAGGGTCGCGCTCCCGCACAGGAGCATTTGGCCGCCAGCAACGATAATGAGCCCGCACGGGAGCGCGGGCCGTACATCGGCACGTTCACTGGCAGATTCTATATGCAGGATCCGCGCCCGGAGGACTTCTCGCTCGAGGACGTGGCACACGGCCTGTCCAACATCTGCCGGTACACCGGCGCGTGCCGTCGCCGATACTCCGTCGCAGAGCATTCCGTCATAATCGCCCGATGGCTGCGCGAGCATGGCTACTCGAATGAGGAGCAACTTTGTGGCCTTCTCCACGATGCGCCGGAAGCTTTGTCCGGATTTGGCGACGTAGCTCGGCCGGCAAAGCAATTGGCACCGATCATCAAGGCCACCGAGGAGTCGATCTGGCGGCTTGCCGTTGCTCCGAAGTTCGGCCTGCCGATCGAGTTGCCAGGCATCGTTCACGAGGCCGACAACCGCATCATCGCCGACGAGATGTCTCAAAACATGGGGGAGGTGGACCCGGCATACACCAGCCCGCTGGGAATCCGCCTTGGGTACTGGACGCCGGAGGTGGCCGAGGCCGCATTCATCGGTGAGTTTTGGCGCATTATCGAAACCGGGAGGATGTGAAATGTTGGCAGCAGATAGCGGAATGACAGTTGGCCGCGTCGAGTACGCGCCAGGGTATGCCGGCGACCCCGAGCACGCAGCCAAGGCAGGCGACGTCCGGCCGTTCCATCACGTTGGCATCGTCCAGCCACCACATCCCAGCGGCGACAACACCTTCACCCGCGACAGCAAGGCATGGAACGCTTGGCACCTGCCGCCGCTCACCGCGGCGAATGACAACCACCGGCACGAGTTGCCCAAGGTTGTCGCACTCACCGGCCGCGCCGGCAGTGGGAAGTCGACACTGGCCGACTATCTGATCGAGCGGCACGGCTATGTGCGCGTCAAGTTCGCCGGCCCACTGAAGGCCATGATGCGCGCCATGGGCCTGTCCGACGCGCACATCGAGGGCGATCTCAAGGAGTTGCCCTGTCCGCTGCTCCAGGGCAAAACACCGCGCTACGCCATGCAGACCATCGGCACAGAATGGGGGCGCGACATCATCGGGCCAGGCTTCTGGACTGGGCTATGGGCCGATGTTGCCAACGATGTGCTGGACAACGGCGGGCGGGTGGTCTGTGATGATTGCCGCTTCGACAATGAGGCCGATACGGTGCGGCGCTTCGGCGGCGTCGTGATCGAACTGCAGGGTCGCGGCGGTATCGCCGGTGCGCACTCATCCGAGGGCGGTATCGATGCGGACCTGGTGCTGCACAATACGGGCAGCGTGGCAGACCTGAAGTTGCGGGCCGACGAGGTGTTATTCGGGGGTGGGTGGTAGACCGCACAGCCACGAGTACGACTGACCACGAAGCCTCCCGTTAACCACAGCGCCTCGCCACAACGGCGGGGCGTTTTCTTTTTGCCCTCGGCGGTTTAGCGTCTGCATATGAACAGAACCGCAAACCTGAATGCCCTCCAGGCAGAACGCATCCTTGCTAGGCTCACGGAAGAGGGGCACGTGCTCTCGGCGACGTCCGCCAATGTGAACGTCGAAGTGCCTGCGCTACTCTTTGACGAGATCAGCGCTTGGGGTGCCGATAACGAAGACGCCGAGATGGATGACGGATACGGCGAGGCGGCGCTGGAGCAGGAATCTCAGTATGAAGTTGAGACCAAGGCGTCGAGGCAGGTAGTCATTTCAAAGGCGCAGAGTCAGGACACCCTAACGGTGGTGTTCGATGAGCCAATCGACCTTGAGCAGACGTTGTCGGAATTGCGCAGGCTGAAGGTTGAAATAGCTCGCTCGGAGAAGAGTTTCGAAGACCACATGTCAGTCATCTTTGGCGAGGCTTACCACGGATAACGCGTCCCGTCGCGAATCACCTGGCGTGCGCACATTTCTCGTCTTGCCGCCCTACACAGCGACGAAAGACTCGTAGATCACGAAGACGTGGAACTTTTTCTGCAGTGGTAATTCGGATGGAAATTTACCAATCGTTCATGGAGCGTTCCGCGTCGATTTCGAAGGGTAGTGTCAACTCCATGACACGGCTCTATAGGTAGATTCGGACGTGAACGCCGACCATTTAAAATTGTCTAGCGTTATCCGTCTGTTAACCTTTTATTTCTTGACCCCGTGAGTCGTTTTCGATTCCTATAGATTGTGGCCAGCCCTTCGTTGGCCACCGGGCAAACAAACAAAATCGACAGCATCGGTTTCGACCTCTTGCGGCCTCGTGGTGCGGTCACAAGACCGGCGGAGCTATGCGGGGAAGAGAGATGCATGGGACAAGTTTTTAAGTTGAATACCACCTCCATCACCGAGGCTCTGGCACAAGAACAGGCTAGGGTGGCGCGTCTCGCCAGGTCGATGCCGCCGCCCAATGCTGTGGCAAAAAGCGACTTGGCCTTCGCCTCGCGTGAGGAGCGAGCAGGAGCGACACTGCTGCGCGAAATTATCCTTCAGATGGACATCATCCATGAGGATGCCGAGGCAACCATCATGCGCCTGATCGTGCCGAACTCCACTGTCGAACGGCTAGAGATGTGGGGCGTCGACAACCTCGATAATGAGGATGGCATGGATCGCGAGTTTATCGAGCTTTCAGTTCCGCTGCGGGAGTAAAACTGCGCGCCGGCAGAGCCTGACAGCCATCACGCCAACCACCAGTAACGCGAAAACTCGCATTTCGTTCCGCGTCAAGGCGATAAAAACGCCAGATGCCGCCCCGAAGGGTGGTTTCTTAGCTATGCAAATAATGCGGGGATGATATTCTGGTACGTGGGCGTAGCAACCCGGACCAGTGAAGCAAGCAACCCTTGGCGGGGTTCCCTTGCTTAAGCGTGAGAGCCTTGGCGGGCTCAAGAGCGCTAGGCATGCGACTTGGCGGTCGCTGCACTTCGGTAGACCTTATACCGGGGGCGGTGCGCCATGTCCAAGAGAATCTTTCTCTAAAAGCACGCCGGCTTGTCTCACTGGCAAGTTGCTAACCCCCGGTTCCGGTCCTGTCGACCGGCCTGGCCGTAGCAAGCCATTCACCAGTGAGCCTGATTAAATGAACATCGAGAAAACACCGCCGCCACTTTGCGTCGAGTACGTCGCGGAGCTGTACGTCCGTCCGCGCAATGGAGGGCCGCCGACCAGTCGCGGCGCGGTCACCGTGCGCCACGAAGTCCCAGCACAACTGTTGGCGGCATAGCGCCATCTGGACTCCTTTCGTCTCTGGTGGCATAACCAGAACGAAAGGAGAACATTATGAACGTTTGGATCAAGGTATCGCCAGCCGCGAACATCAGGCGGCTGGCGGCAGTCGGGCTCGACGCTAACGACATCGTCAAGCTCACCGGCTATCACAAGACCGAAGTTGCGCGGGCTCTAGCAGCAAAGCGGCCACTGAAAAAATGAGCATGACGCCGAGCCGCCGAACCATTGACGCAATGACGCTAGACGGCGCGGCAATTGACGGCCGTCTGCTGGTGGTGCGCTGCAGCCTGTGCAGGACTAGCGACACCTATATGGCAGCGGATCTCATAGATGTCTTTGGTGGAAGCGCACACCCTTATCGGGTTTTCAGCAGGTGCAGGCACTGCGGCAAGCCCGAGTGGGTGCGCTACTATCTGCGCTTGCCTAATCACGACGACGTCGGGCACTTGCGCGTCCGGCGCCCCGCTGGAGTGCTGAAGACCCAGCTATGGGAAGATCAGTGGTTTGGCTAGTTACGCGACCTGTTGAGCAGCCACCACCAGCTTCCACTGGATAGGCAGGAGCGGATTTTTATGCTGGTGCCGGTTCTGAGGAGGAAGCGGGTCGCCCTTGTTCGCGGCGACCTCGTCGCCGCACTGGGTGCACCTGTAGATGCCTGAGATGCTGATCCTGAAGCCTGGTGGAAGCAGCTGATCAAAGGCAGGGCCGTCCAGATGGACGAAGTTTCCGGGATATTTGTAGGCGGCCATAGTTTTAAGAGTCCTTGCATTGTGGACCCTCCGACGTTAGACCTGCGGTTGCTACACTACAGAACGTCGAAGGGGTCAGCCGCATAATCGCGACTGGCCCCTTTTTACATGTCTTTTACTACAATTGCAACAACGAGCGCGCTACTGCGATTATAACGGGCAAGCGCTGTTGGTGTCAATACAAAAGAGTGATTCCTCTCTTGTCAGCTTAACTTCAAGCCATTATAAGCCCGCCGGCCTAGCGACCACCCTAACCACCCCCGCATCCCAAAGCCTCTCCGCCACGGCTAGCGGCACTTCACCCTGTCCAAGGCCAACCACGGCCTGCCGCTGCAACAGCGCCGCATAGAACCCCGCGTCCATCTCGCTGTCGGGTAGCGCGCGCGCCGGCAGCGCAGCGATCGTGTCGCCCTCCACCGGCACGGGGTGGGCCTTGGCTATGGCTTCGGCTACTTGCTCGGGTGTTAGGGTCGTCATGGCCTGCCGTGGCCTGTTGCGCATGGCGCGCTGTAGCGTCGTGAGTTGGATGGGGTAGTGGGCGCGGACCAGGGCGGGGCGGGGTTGAGGTTTGGGGAGTGGGGTCAT